TGAATCCAAGTTCAGGCGGGGGCGGTTTGAGTACAAAATCAGGTATAAAATTAGATTCAGATTTCACGGGAACACCTAAAAAAACAAGTGTGGTTTTCGTAACGCCGTTCCCTGATAACAGTTACGGAGTCGTGGTGACGGGCGAAGATGCCCGCGCATGGACTATTGAATCGAAATCAGCCACAGGATTTACAATAAATGCAAATGCAGACACCGCTTTGACCGGAGAAGTTTTCTGGCAAGCGACTGTCGTAGGGGAATAACATGAATTTTTTATTTTCTATCTTACTATCTATATCATCACACGCGGCACCTATCTTTGATAGCGCAACATTTGAGAACTCACTAAAATTAAATTTCGCGGGCCCTTCATCTATTTTAAAAACCGACGGGTCAAGTAATGTGGTCAGTGGGAGTATTCTTTCATCTGACCTGCCCGCATCGGGGGTGACTGCGGGGTCCTATGGGGCAGGCGGTTTAGTTCCGGTTTTGACGGTAGATTCTACCGGAAGACTTACTTCTGTTTCCGAAACTCCGGTGACATTTACGCCAACAGGGAACGCTTCTTCATTTGCAGGATTTGACCCTTCGACTTCGGAGCTTACTTCCTTTGACAACTTTCAACTAAACGCATTCAACGGTCTGAATGCCTATGCCCCGTATGATGTTGCGGGGTCCGGCTCCGTTTATAATTTTGAAGCAGCATTTGAAGTTCCCGCTTCTGTTTCTGCGGGATTAAACGCGGTAAATATCGACTCCCATTTTGATCGAAACAATACCGGGGAAAGCATCATAACCGGGGATTTAAACGCGCTCAATATATCTTCTCGGCACGAAGGATCTGGGAATATCCCCAACATAAGGTCCGCTTCTTTTCGCACGGATATGGGCACTAACGGGGGAACTGCGGGGTCAATTAACTCCATCGCTGCATCTATCAATGTGGAGAATGGGGCCGTCGTTCAAAACGGAACCGGGATTGATTTGTATTCTAAAAGTTCTCCGGGTGGAATCGTAAATAATTATAACGGATTTAACGCGGGGTTTGACGGAACCTTTGACGGATGGACTTCGGGATACAATACCTATGCGAACAATGCTTCGGCTTTCTTAAATGACTATCGAGCATTTACTGCGGGCAACGATGGGACTGTTGGCAATAACGCTTCAGGAATGAACTACTTCCAAGGCGGAGACGTAACAAAATCATGGACCGGGTTTGGTGCGTATCTAAACGCCAATGCGGGTGACGGAAGCGGCTCAAATATTTTTGGGGTGGACATAAATATCGGGGGCGGAGGCACAGGTAAAACTCTCAGCGGAAACGTCGTCGGGTATAATTTCGGCAACAGCTACCCCATCTCAGGAACTAACAACGTCACCGGATTAAATGTGGACAATAGGGGCGATGCGTACCGCTTCGCCGGAGCAAATATTTTTAATAACGGAGAGATGACGGAAGAGACCAAAGGAATAGGTATAAATCTTTCCGATATAAACTCTAGAACGGCTACGGGCGTCGACATCTACATGTCGGGAAACGTCACCGATGACGTTCGCGGCCTGCGCATAAATGTTGATAACTTAACTTCGTCAAGCGTCACTCAACACGTTAATGCGATGGAAGTTTCAGGGGGGACGATAGCCCTCCGTGGAAAATATGAACCTTTTGATTCAGTAGGTGTTGAGGTAGGGAACGGATTCTTTTTCGATTCAACGATCAGCCATGATCTATCGGGGACCGATCAGATAATTCAGCTTATGCAGTCGAATCTATTCCTAGATAACAACATTTCTCCCGGCCCATTTGGACTCGGGACTGTTATGACCGGGTTTATATCTCAACTTGGAGGGGTCGGCGGGAAACACGTCGAAGATATTCGCTCAATGCTAGTGGGGACTTCGGTGCCCACCGGGTTTGGGCATTTAGTTGATAAGCACCAAGTTATCACAATGATCGGATTCCCTTCTTTCGGCGGAAGTGTGGTCAATCCGTATCGAGTAGGAATCGAAGACGCCCCCGGACTTCTCGGACAGAATTTCTGTGACGGAGCGACGGAGTGCTGGACTTTCAAATCAAACGACCCGAACGCCGATGTATTTTTCAAAAAGAATTTAATTGTGGGCGGGACGACCGAACACGATGTCTTAAACGGCGGCGTTGTAGTCACGGATAAACATATCCGAGTCATTCAAACCACAAAACCTGTTGCAACGGTAGACGCTAACGCAGGCGCAGGGGCCTCGTGTATTGTGGCCGATGGGGATTCGGACCATAGCATGAGTGTCCATTTAGAAACCGGATCTTCATCGTGGGCTTCCGGAAGTCAATGCGCGATAGCTTTTAATAAACAGTGGGACGTCACCCCAAAATGTGTTTTTTCAGCGTCGAACAGTTCGGCAGCGTCTTCAATTAGCAATGTCTATATTTCTAAGAGTACGATGACCGACTCGGGGTTCGAGATTCATTTCGTTAGTCCAGATACTTCTTCAAATTCTTATGATTGGAGTGTTCACTGTGATTAAATTTATTCTTACAGCGTTAATTATCTTGATTTGTATATCTGTCAAAGCCGATCAACAAAATACGAGAGGTTTGAATAATAGCCGTAAATTTATTTGCATAATTAAATCGATTCCGGGGGTCACTCCCCAACAGCTTCTTGAATTGAAACGATACATAGGTTGTCTGAACGTACCCGCTGAAGGATCAGATGAATAAGCTATACGCATTTAAGCAACAGAAATATAACATTAAAAAGCCGGAAAATGTTCCAGAAGATCGAGTGTGGCTGAAGCAAATGATCGGAGAACATGAGCGGGATCAATATTTGTCTGACAATTGGATCGTGTTAGAGAAGGATGATTATGATTCTTATTTGAAATCGGGGAACCCGGACACTTCTTTACGGGTTTTCGACATAATCCACCCACAATTTAAGGATCTGCACCCATCGAAAATTGATTTCAGAAGGCATCTTCGATCTGAAATATACTTGCAAAAATCTGTTTCCATGTTGCCGAATGGCCGCCCCGATAGAGCGACATATTCATACAATGGGGTAGAAATCTGCGAAATAAAATTTCAATTTGAAACTGATTCACTTAATTTTATGAAAAGAAGAACTGAACTTCTCTCGTATTATAAAAAAGACGGAGAACGTGGAGAACAGTTCGCAATCGCAGATGATTTTTACGACATGACGAACCCGTATCACTTACAAATTGTCATGCAAGAAAGATCGGAAGCAAGAGCCATGATCATTGAGCAAGTTAAAGCATTTCTAAATGGGGTTCTCGCTCAATTCTATATCCCGCAAGGATGGAGTTACCCTCAAATTTTACAAGTTGTCGGCGAATTCTGGAATAAATATGGGCCTCCGATAAGTGCGTGGATAAGTGTCGCAAGCCCTCAATTTCAAAATCTTCTTTTAGATGAATCTGATTTTGAGTTTTTAAATTTAGAAGTATCCCCGGGAGTTACCGTTAAAAATTATGTTTTGCAAAAAACTTCATATTAAGGCGGAGAACATGTGGCGAAAAGTAATTGATTTTTTAAGTTTAGACATTATCGGCCCTATAAATTGGGGCCGGGTGAAGTTTCTTGTAACCGGGAGAGAATTTAACCTTAAACCCGAGGACCGAGAGTACGCGCGAAGGTTGATGGCCCACTCCAATTATTTGTGGCTATCTCGACGCCGAACACATTTAACTTCGTACTTAATTTCTATGAGTGATTTTATTCTTGCTCTTTCTGTATGGGCAAAAGCAAAATTTAAAGGGAAACGGCCTCGGTGGGGATACTGGACCCATGCTTTTTTGAGCGACAGAAATTGCCGAATGATAGAAGCGGTAGGCAAGGGAGTCCAAGAAACATATTTCGACGACGTTTTTGACTGCGACTCTGTGGCATGTGTCGCCCCGAGTTTCGCCACTGATTTAGAATGGTCCGCAGTGTCCGAATTGGTCCTAGAAGCCGCAAGAAAACAGATAGGGAAGAGATATGACACTGTTTTCAATCTCGCCGACGACAACGAACTGTCGTGCATCGAGCTTGTCCGTGTCGCGTTGAGGTCTTTGCCACAGTATGATTTGAAATTTAAAGATTTTGAAGACATGATTTTAATTTACAAAAACGTGACCCCGCAAATGCTTTACGAATCAAAAAGTTTTCGCGTGGTCTGGGAAGTGAGAAGATAAAATGATCATTCCAATTCTGCACAAAGAGAAACAGGTTCAATTGCAAGACCTCACCCGGTTTGATGCTTCTAAATCGGTACTTGTAAAAGGGTCCGCTAATCCTATTATCGGGGTGAAAATTAAAGCAGGCGAAGACTCGACCGAAGTCGATGTTTACAATACCGATCCTAAAAAATGGTTCTTAGATTGGGCTTTTAGTCAGTACGCTTTCGACGTAGGTCCCGAAAATTCTGAATTAGTGTTCGAGGTATCGGGGACGAGATACGAGACTAATGTATTGACAGGGACTTACGACCTTGCAAATCTTCTTACAGCAATAAAAAATGCAATGGAGGCAATCGCCCCGCCCTTGTCTGTTTCACTCACGGTAGATGAGAAAAACAGAATCACAATAGTCCCTTCTTTACCGCTGAAGATTCTCCCGAATTATTCTTCGGCGGGCCTTTTGCGCCATTTAGGTTTCAAGGAAGACGGACAACTTGTGGGGTTTCCGGTAGAGTATGGACTTAGAAAAGTAACGGTCACTATTGAAGCAGGAACTTTATCGCCTTACACCGTACTCGATTCCGCTTCAGTTTCAGAATTTGTGGAGGTCTATACCGAAGAAGGCGACTCTCTTTTTAGTGAGGACAGTGATCTTGTAAGCGAAGAACCGGACATAATGAAATGGCTCCCTAATGGCCGTGGGTCATATAAAGACCTCCACCGAAAAGCCCAGAAACTAATTCTCGATTGGTGCGACAGACAAGGATACCGAGACGACCTTCAAAGGAAGATAACGAAATGGGCTTTTGTAGACCATTCAGACGTCCGCATGTGGTCTTATTATATGGTTCTTCGATTGTTTTTCATGGGCGCTCAAAACGATGTCGACGATGTTTTCAAAAAGAAAGCGTCATATTACGAAAAGCTTGAAATCGCTTCTCGTGACCGGGCGGTTTTAAATCTTGATTTAGACGGGGATGATAAATCTGATATTCCGAACGGGCCGGATATTCGGTCGGGAAGGTTGTTTTTCCGATGAGTTTTATTGACCTTCGTCCATATTTTGAAGCCAGAATGCAAGCTGTCGATTCAGATTTTAAGGAATGGCCAGACGCTTTTAATATCGAAAATATTCCGTCGGGCATTCTTGACAAGTCTTGGCATATTGATTTTGGACCGTTTAACTATACCGGGACCGCTCAAACGTGCCTTCACTTTGATTGCCCTATTCGTTTGCAAGTATTTGTCAAGGGGTACAGGGACCCTAAAGAAGCCGTTGACTCTGCTTTAAAGTTCGCTGACGCTATTGTCAAAGAGTGTTGCAAGCCACTCAACAGGCTGACTCAGGCCACAATTAAAAATGTTCTTCCGAATTTGGTCGACATCCGTGAACTTGCGCAAGGCAATGATAACTGTGCGGTTCTCGAACTTACTTTCAATTCTGAAATTATTATTTGTTAAAACAAAAGGAGTTTTAAAATGGGCGTAGAAAATATCAAAGTTGAGGCAATGAAAGTGTTTTATGGTCTCGATACTGCACAGGTCGAGAAAATCACTATTCGCGCGGGAGTGTTAAAAGCAAGTCTCGCAGGCGCGTACTTCCACACTTATGCAGTCCTTGCGGGCGCATTAGTGAAGCATGTTTTCTGGTTTAACGTAACGGGCACAGATGTTGCGCCTTCAATCGCAGACGCGACTCTGCACGAAGTTGATATCTCTGCGGGGACTATTGACACCGTTCAAGAAATTGCGACAGAACTTAAATTGGTTATCGACTCCCTTGCCGCTGTTTACGACGCCGCCGTTGTAAATAACGTCATCACAGTCACTCACGTTGTGGAGGGATATGCACCTTCAATGCACGACGCGAAAAGTGATCTTCTGAAAACAAATTTCGGTTTCGAGATTTTAGTTCAGGGCGACACTGAAGACGAACTTGGTTGTATCGACGGGGATATCGAAGTTTCGTTTGAAGAGTCTTTCATCGATGTCCAATGTCACGCCGAAGGCACAACCCCTGTGGCACAATTGAAGAACGGCGTTTCTTCGGTTGAAGTGACGATGAATCTCGAAGAGACAACAAAAGAGAAACTCAAAAAGATGTTCGTTAAATCGGGTGGATCTTTCATTCCTGACAATGGGTCAGAAGTTTTCGGTATGGGCACGTTTAAGAATTTCGAGAACATGTTCAAATATGCAACGAAGCTTCGTTTGCATCCGGTACGTTTGTTGGACGGCGATCCTTCAGAGGATTACACCTTCCATAAAGCTATCCCTAATTTGACTGGGCTCACGTTCTCGGGCGAAAACGTCTTCACGTTACCGATCACGTTTAAGGTATACCCTGCGGAAGGCATTGACAGCCGCGTCAATTACTTCTCAATTGGTGACGGGTCTCAGTCTCTCGTCTAAGCTTTTTTAGCTCAAACCCGGGCCCTTAGAAGAGTTATGACCTTCGAGGGGCCTTTTCTTAATGGAGAATCCGAATGGGATTTCAATACGAAGACGAAGAGTTAGAACTTATCTACAAAGGCCAGACGTATAAATATCGGGCTCCGTCAGCGGTGGAGCAACAGAACACCGGGAAGAAATTTAAAAGCGCCGATGAATCTACCGACGTTATCGGGATTTATTTGAATTTCTTTGAAGGTCTCGGTTTACCGAAAGAAGTCTTGGAGAAAATGTCGACAAAAGGTTTATCCGATCTTTTCGTCTACACTCTCGGTTCAAAAAAAAACTAGACTTCTACGACATACAATTCGCAAAGATCCTTCGGTTCTATCCGGGGATCTCGTATCGAGAAGCCGCGTCAATGCCCGCACATATTTTCAACCGTCTGTGGAAAGCTATCGATGTCTTAGAGTCTCAAGAGCAAATTTCTTCCATTAGGGCCATTCAATATCCGAACTTGACAAAAGCTGCGAGAACCGAAAGAGATAAAAAACTTTACGCCGCTGCATATCCGAGAGATATTTATAAAAAGGAAGCTAAGGACGCCGCTTTCTTAGTTCAGAAACTTGGGGGCAAAGATGGCCGACGAAAATAAAATACAGTTAGACGTCGAGTTATCGGAAAGTTCGATAGATAAGTCTTTTGATTCTATCGACAAGCGGGCGGAAAAATCAGCGAAATCTTCCGCCGCCGCATTTGAAGAAGCCTTTCAGAACCAAGAGCAAGAATTAAAAAGTTCGATTGATCGCCTTGTGGGTGAAACTAAAAAAGTCGCCCAAAAATCTGCTAAAGAATCGGCGGCGGCTTTTGCGGAAGCGTTTGAAAAGCAGGATAAAATATATCGAGCTTCTGTAAAACAAAATCTTGATAACGCTATAGACTCAATTACAAATACGAATGGGGTAAAAAAATCAGCGCAAGAAAGTGCCGCTGTTTTTGAAGAAGCTTTTGCAAAAGAAATAACTGGCAATAAAGTTATTGACGGCGCTCTTAATTCTTTGCGGCCAGCGGTCGACGGGCTCTCGTCAGCATTCTCTCTTTTAATGGGCCCAGTAGGTTTAGTTATCGCAGGATTTGCGGCGTTAGGTGCCGCTGCTAAAGGAACCATCGACATAATTGTGGATGGAGAGAAAGAAATAAAGCTCGATAAGAAATTTGAAGTTCTCGCTTCACAGGCTGGAATCGCGGGCGATGCTATTCGTGAAGAACTTACCTCTGCGGTTGACGGACTTGTGGGGCAGAGTGAATTACTTCAGATTGCATCTGAAGCATTTGTCCAATTGGGCAATAATGCAAAAGCACTTCCACAAATTTTAGAACTTGCGCGAAAAACTTATGCGGTCTTCGGCGGCGATGTCGTTAAGAATACCGAAGCAATAACCAATGCGGTATTCACTGGGCAGACCCGTCAGTTGAAACAGCTAGGTATTTTGGTTGATACCGAAAAAGTTTACAAAGACTATGCGAGATCTATCGGGACCGTCGTCCCCCTTCTATCTGAACAGCAAAAACAGCAAGCTCTTTTAAACGAAGTGTTGGCCCAAGGGGAGACTCGTTTTCGTAACGTGGACGTCGAAAGCGGAAAAGCTACTGACGGGATAAAAAGACTCACAACATCTCTGGGTGAGCTAAAAGATAACATCACGATCCTTGCAGCTAATTCTCTAGGGGGTATCGCGGCGTCAATAGCTGAGTCGACAAACTCGGCGGTAAAGGCCCTTGCAACAGCGACAGATAATTCTCCCGCAGCTAAGTTAAAAGAACTAGACGCCGCGATTGAGAAAAATCAACAAATCATTGAAAACTATAAACAGTCTATTGCTAATTTCGGGAGCATTGAAAAATACCTCGATGCGGGATTTGCGGAAAGTCGAGTCAAAGCTTTAAACGAAGAACTCGAAAAACAAATTCAACTTCGAGATCAAATGCGAGCGAAGGCGGAACAGGCCGGACCTGCGGGAGCGACGGATACTCCGTCCAGTGCGGCCACGGATGAATATCTGCGCCGAAGACAAGAGCTTGTGGCGAAGGTTCAAGCCCTCAACGATCAGTTGAACCAGTCAGAACTTCAATTGTCCCAAGATGAATTGCAACGTAGACAAACGCAATCAAATCTTGCCCAAGTATACTATGACCAACAAATAGCCGCAGAGTCTAAATTTCAACAGGATAAAGCCGCGCTTGCTAAATTTTTCACGGATAACGGAACTGCGACAGAGCAAGAAAGACAAAATGCTGAAGCTTCTTTAGAAGACGCGCATAGAAATAATCTTTTGAAGATACAAAAAAATTATTACGACCAGAAAAAGAAAATAGAAAAAACATCTAATGACGCCGCAATATCGGCAACGTCAACCGCTTTAGGTCAGATTGCCACTTTACAAGAGAATTCGACCGGAGAACTTGCCGCTATCGGCAAAGCAGCGGCACTCACCAAAGCGACAATCGACGGTTATGTGGCCGTTCAAAATGCCCTTGCTAACGTGCCCTATCCGTTCAACTTCGCAGCGGCGGCCCTCGTCGGTGTTGCAGCGGCGGCGAATGTGGCAAAGATCGCAAGCGCAGGACCGGGAGGTGGCGGAGGATCGTCCGCTTTCACTCCGACCACAGGGGGAGGGTCTACGGGGAATATTTCTTCTCCGACGGTGGAGGCTCCGGCTCCGCAAGATACTGTCGCTCAGACTCCGGGAACTGCGATCAATCTAACTATCAACGGCAATATCATGGATCGAAGAGAAACCGGACTAGAGATCGCCCAAATTTTACAAGAGCAATTTCAAGATCAAGGTCTTGTGATTAAGGGAGCATAAACATGGCGTTGAGTTCACATTCTCTTTTTTATTACGGGCACAAAATTGATGAAAATAACAATTTGATCGATTTTACAGATAGCCCCGGGGGTCCTGAGAAGACTGCGGAGCTTCCGGTCGGTAGTTATACTTTCACAAAATTTCTTGAAGTAGTTACCGCCGCGATCAACGCCGCAAGTTCTCTTGATTGGTCATTCTCAATCGATAGATCCACGCGAATTGTTACTTTAACTTCAAGCGGTGCCGCTGATCTTTTATTTGGAACCGGAACGAATTTTTTAAACTCGCCCGCGTCTCTTTTAGGGTTCGATCAAGTTGACGTTTTGAATTCAACTTCTTTTGTGGGAACATCGCCTTCGGGTAGTTCGTGGGCCCCCCAGTTTCCGCTTCAAGATTATAAACCGAAGACCGTAAATAAAAAACTTGTCAACGCTGTGGTCACTAAATCAGCGTCGGGCGATAATGTGTCGGTTCAATCTTTCGGGGTTGATCGTCTTATTAAGTTCAACGCCAAATACATAACTAACAATCCAACGGACGGAGTGTTGAGGAACAATCCATCTGCGGTCGAAGAAGCCATTGCATTCATGGATTACGTAGTTGAGAAAAATCCGATTGAGTTTATTGAAGACGAAGATAGTCCCGGTGTTTTTGATAAAGTATATCTTGAAAGCTCCCCTAACGGGAGCGACGGCACTTCTTATGAATTAACTGAATACTATGACAGGGGATTGCCAGAATACTTTGAAACGGGACTTTTAACTTTTAAAGTTATTAACAGGGAGTAAAGACATGTCAGTCGTCAACGGGCAAATTGCAAATCAAACCACATTCAATAATGCCTTTATGTCGAGAACTTCCGCCACAACGTCGACTGTGGCCGCCGTAGCACTTCAAAATACAGCGGACCCGAACTCCGGGGCCTTTGTTCAAAATATTCAAAGAGCTATCAATAAAGTTTTTGAGGGGCTGGGATCGACAGGCGAATCAGACGCCGCGATCAACGACTATGCAAATCAGAATTATATCTCAAACGGCGACAACCGGAAAGTTGCTATCGGAAAACTAGATCAGCAATTGAAGACCACACAGGACGATCTTGATCAGGCGGAGCTTGACATCGACTCGGCTGAAGCCCGTCTCGATGACATTGAATCAAACCCTTCTTCATTTGGCGGCGATAAAACTTTTACGGATAACGTAATTATCCAAGGCAATTTAACTGTGGAAGGTACCACGACCGCAATCGACACAGATAACTTGGAAGTTGAAGATCAGAATATTCTCGTGAATAAAAATGGAACGGATGGAACTGCGGAAGGTGCGGGCATTACTGTTGAACGTCCTGCGGGGGATGCGGGCCTGCAATTCGATTCGACTCTTTCTTCAAAGTGGAAACTGGGGATTATCGGCACTTTGTATGAAGTTCTCGTTTCCGGGGTAGCACAGACGGTCTCGGGATTAAAAGATTTTGTCAGCGGGATTAAAACAGACTTTGTAAATGAAAGCACTTTAGACGCCGGGGTGACAGTCGACGGCGTTTTAATCAAAGACGGACTCGTCGATGGGCGCGACGTGTCTCAAGATGGAACTGATCTTGATCAGGCGGAGCTTGACATTGTGGCCTTAGATAATCGTCTCGATGACATTGAATCAAACCCTTCTTCATTTGGCGGCGATAAAACTTTCACGGATGACGTCGACATACAGGGTAACGCAGTTTTAAAAAATATCGAAGTGCAGGAAGAAATTTTCTTGGGGTCCGTGGTAAACACCCAGACCGGATCTAATCAAGAGATCACAACCGTCAATGCTCCCGTTATCCGACTTACAGGCGCGGGACTTGCTTCTTTCGATGCGATCACTCCGCCAACAGGGAAAAATAAAAAAATAATTTTAATTAACCAAACGGGGGCGAGTGTTATCGCGAAAGACAACGTGGATAACCTTCAGACCGGAACTGGGGCCGATGTTCAAATTGCTGATAATCAAGCTGTCGCCGCGATATTCGATGACACGACGTCTATGTGGTACCTTCACAGCGTAGGCGGAAGCGGAAGCGGTGGGGGCGGGGGACAGAAGACTTTCGTAATGAAAATCAATGGTCAATATAACGATTCGGTTTTTGTGCCTTCAAATTCAGTCGATGGATTTTGGATCGCACCGAACAACATTCAGATCACAAATGTTTTTATCTACGCAGAAACAATCGGATCAAGCGGAACTACAGAACTCGATTTAAAAGTTAAACCGTTTCTTTCTGGGGCCTTTACTTCCATTTTCCTGACCACGCCAAAGGTCGCGAGTACCGCGTCCGCAAATTCATGGTGCGGGCAAGGCGATACCGTGACAGGATGCACCGCACCTGTTATGACTTCTAGTCCGTTTGCCGTTGCCGCCAAGTCCGCTTTAAGACTAGACTTGGTTACAGCTATGGCAGGAAACCCGAAAGACTGCGGTCTCATTGTGGTTTATGAAGAAATTTAACAAGGGGAATACATGGCAACACCAAGTTTAGTTTTATACGACGTTGTAAATGATGATTTCGCGCATACGGGTACAGTACCCGCTAACTCCTCAAATTCTGCAAATGAAACTCATGTTATCCCCGCAGGGGAAGTATGGCTTTTCCGACTTAGTGGATTTCGTCCCGTCCTTCAAGCGAGTAATCAATTGAACGCCACTTTTACTGCAAATTTTAATAATGGAGTTACTAACGTGTCCGCCACAATACAAGCGTTCCCGACGGCGGCGTCGACTACATCGGCCTACCCGAACCCGGTTTCAGGGGCAAATTGGGCATTGGGGAACTTAGGCGGGGGGATGGCCTTAATCGCTAGAGGGGGGCAAACGATGACGATCACGGCGACTAAAGGGAGCACTACCTCCTCCGCAGGAGTTTTACAGGCCGCGACGTCTTGCGCGTTTGGTTACACTATCGAAAAATATAGAAGTTCAATTTAAGGGCGGTGATATGTCGAGCGGAAAAGTTGAAATTTCTCAAAGCACTAAAATCACTCTGGGCGCGGCGGCGGGAATCCTTATGGTTCTCGTCCCGTCTCTAATGTTCGCGATTAGTACCGCCGCGCAAGGCGAGACAAATAAAAAAGAAATCGCCGAGATGAAAGCAAATCAAAACGCTATGAACGCGCAGATTACACAAATGCTAGTGCTTACCGCGAAGACCGACGAGAAAGTTCAATTTCTTTTAAATTCAAAATTGCAAAAATAGATTTGCAAGAAGGGAAGTCAAATGGGGATCATGGAAGTTATCGTAGTGTGGGCTCTTGGATTTGGCACAGGAATGGCAGTTAAAGAGTCACAAGTTAAAAAACAACAAAGCAAGCCTGTCGCAGAACAGGTAAAGGAGTAATCAAATGAATAAACCAGAAATGAAATACGAAGATGGGAAACTTGTCGTTGATGCGTCCGCGCAAGTGGACGCCGACAAAGACGGAAAACCTTCTGTGTCAGCTTCAGTGAAAATTGAAATTGATGCGATGGAAGCCGTTTCAGAAATTATTAAAAAAGAAGTTCCAGAGTGGCTCAAAGGGCTTCTCGCAGGAAAGCTTTAATCATGTCTGCGTTCATATCTGCATTGTGGAAAAGTATCTCTAACTTAGTTATGAAATATTTAATCGGTGTTGTAACCGATTCACTTTACGCATGGTATGAACGCAGAAAAGCTAAGTCTGCACAAAAGAAAAAAGATCAAGAGAACAAACCTAAATACGACAAGGCGGTGAACAGTGGTTCAGATCAAGAAATCGAAAACGCCACAGAAGATTATCTTAACGGCGATTAGTCTTTTTTTCGTCGGATGTTCATGCCTACCTAAAGACCCCGAGATAAAACCAAAGCAGATCCTCACGCGATTAAATAAATGCAAACAATATAGTGTGGGATTTGGTGATAAAATGGTTTTTAAATTTGAAAAAGATATCCCACTTTCTGAATGCCTCAAAGAAGGGTATTTTGTTTTCTCTGACGAAGAACTTGTCCGCATCCGAAACTATTATAACGATGCTAAAAAGTGTTATGATAAGAAATGTAAGGCCCGATAATGTCGACAGAACTCACCGTCAAAGCACAGAATAAAGCAGATGCGCGGACTCAAGAGCCGCAGTTAGTGCTTCAGATTGATGGAGTCGAAACGATCTTTGGGATCGGCGAAGTAAAAAAATATATCAAAATCGGAGACCCGGGACTAGAGATCGGCGACGAATGGAAGATCGGCGGACTCAACGGGTATGAAAATCAACTCGATGTTGTGGACCTGAACGGTTCTTCTAACTCCATATCTCAACAATTACTCCAAGACAAAGGCGGAACTTCTTCCGTCCCGTCTATTCAAGTTTCACTCATCGATAAAAATGGAGCAATCACTGAACTAATCACTCCCG